ATAGCAAGCGGTTCTCAACAATTACGTTATACTCGACTGTCTTGTAGTAGCCATCAATCACTGCGAGGTTTGGGAACATTTTCTGCATCAAGGCCAGTCGTCGTTTGTCACCTTTCCAGGGCTTCTGCTCACCTGTGGACTTGTCTATCAATAGTGCACATTTCTTATACCGTTGTTTCCAGTACTCGTTGTATGCTAAAAGCTCCTGTAGACCCCACTGACGGGCATATGGCTCATAGGTAAACTTCTCGTCCCTGTTACCATATCCCATTGCATCGATCTCACGCTCACACCCTGGCACCATTGACTTGATTGCATCCTTTGCTAGATACTTCCTACGAGCCACAAAGGTACAGTCTTCGAGGTCCAAACGCGTGCTGAAGGGGTCCCAGATGACATCGTTCCAGTTATCCAAGTGAAAGGAAATTTGGCCATTCACATAATCTTTTCTATAATCTACCCAAGGAGAAACCCATGCGACGCCAGAGATAAGACTGTTGAGAAAGGCTTTGCTAATGATTCGGTAACCGTTTGGCTGCATCACATGACGTAGAAGCTCTGTCAATTGCTCGGCTGTTTCCTCGTTACCTGTTTCGAACGGAAGAACTACACTGGAGTTTGCATGGGCTTTTTGATACCCCGAAACCATGTTGATAATCTTGCGTATCTTATTGAACGTGAATGAGTTTCTTCGCTCTTCATTTAAGTAACGCATCTGATCGAGAGACCACTGGTTGCCTAAGTAGAACCCCACGTCTCGGTATTGTTCCGCGTATAGTGGATTAAGAAGCATGTAAGCGCGATTGTAATCTTGGGTAAAGTCGGAGACGATATCGATGTCTTGTGGCATGTAACTCGCTGAATTTCAATGATTTACTATAATGGTCTTTGTTTTGGCCTATAGTATTTATTTGAATATTTAGCAAGACGAATCTGCAGAAAGAGTAAATATTTTGACAAGAAGTGAAAGAAAGAGTACTGTGATGACAAAAATAAAAAAGGGCCATCCCCACTAAAAGATGACCCTTTAAGACTATAACAACTGTCTTGCACTATTAAGCGTAGTAAACAAAGACAAGCGTAGTAAACAAAGACAAAAGACTAACACACTTGTCTTGGATTATCTTTGTTCCTATGATTTTGTGCAAGCAAAACTTAAGGAATTATGCACTTCATGAAATCTAATACTCTAAACTCAACTGAAAAAAACATCAGAATTCACCATCACAGACTAGACAAAGAATATTCAATTTTGCCAAATCATGGTGCTGAAAATGACAAACTTTCTTGGGCAGCAAAAGGGCTACTCTGGTATATGATTTCTCGCGAATCAACTTTTGAAATTCATTCTTGGCACTTAGCTTCTCTTCATAAAGGTCCAAAACGAGGGGGTGGCATTGCCGGAATTCGGGTCATGCTTGATGAACTTAAAAAAGAAGGCTATCTCATTCATCATAAATACCAAAATAAGCAAGGGCATTGGGAACATAGATATGATCTCTACCCTATACCTGCTGAAGATTTTCAAAAAATGTTTCCAGAACGTGTTAAGCCGTACACGGTTGAACCGAGCACGGTTAAACCCGACGTATTACCTATTACTGAGTTACCTATTACTGATTTAGATCCTCCTCTATCATCTCCTCCAAAAAAGAAGTCTTCGGAGAAGAAGGTATCGCTTCGCTCGGAGGAGGAGGAAATCGTTATTTATAAAATTCTTGAAGAAACAAAGCTTTCGCCTAAAGATAAAAAGCGCGTCAGCAAAGAATACAAAGAGGCCGAAGTTGAGCGCGCATTAAAGATCGCCAAGACACAGCCCGTTAAAAAGTCATTTATGGGCCTTCTGTTGAATATTTTGAATAACCCTGACAATTGGGGTGACCAAGTACCGAAAACTCAACCAAGGGCAAAAGAAACAGAAATAGACCTAGAATCAAACACACGTCTAGCAAATCAATATAATGAGAAGCTAAAAACAGCAGAAAAACAGATCGTAAATGTGAAAAGTCTCGAAAAGAAAGGTGGCTTTAATATTGACTTATCGAAAGTAGCACAAAGAAACGAAACTACTCTAATTGAACAGAATCTGATACACCTAATTAATGATGGCTATTTAAGCAAGATTTCTCTATATTCTCCGTACTTTGAGCAAGATATCAAGAACGCCATTGCACAATTGAGGTGACCATACCCGATTGTGCGAAGTAAAAACAAACATGCAACCCTTACGAGCAGAAACCATGACATACTCAGACACGCCATCAGGAGCTAACCGAAATTCAAAAACCTCGGCAAACAAAGAATCTAAGTTAGTTGATGATGTAGAAATCATTTTAAAAGACCTTATTTATAGCTACATTAATGATGTTTTAGAGTCTAAACCTTCCAACCCCACTGCTGCTTCATCAAGTTATACTGAACATCAGAAACACCCATATCAGGACGAAAATCACTCTCAGTTATGGCTAGATAGCGAAAAGCGTCGGCGCCGTGGCTTGTATAGTCGTGAAAAGGCTTGTCCCCATACACACGAAACTTCTCATTGTAACTCTTTCGGTAGTTCTCCAGACACTTCAGACCATGCTCACACTTTTTCTCATCAAACCAGCAACGACTTAACAACATACGTACAGATTCTATACCAGATTCGAGACTTAATCTTGGAGCTACACGAAAATTTAACCCCAAGCGCCGTGCAGTCTCAAGTCTTGTCTTCCCTGTTGTCAACTCCCTCGCTTGAATATCGTGTGGTGCTACGTGAAGATCATATACACATCCGGTTTCGCGACGATAATCATCCAACACACGTGCATAGTGAGCTAATCCTTCACCGGAATTTTCATAATAATTGATAAGATGTATTTCTTTCCCGACAAATTGTGCGAACCATATTGCAGTACTATCGCCAATACCTAAGTCCCAGTAAGTTCGAATAGGAAGTGCTGGGTCAAACGGAACATGACATAATTGACCTTTTTTACGGAGCTCATCCATTTGCCTGCCATAATACGAACCTTCTTGACCTCTATTGAAATTGCAGTAAAATTCTTGCTGAATCATATCCTCTGGCATACCTTTCCTACGCTCGGATTCAATTTGAGCCTCAGAAAGAACACCGGTTTCTCTAACTGTAAGTACCTCAAAGAACCACTCTTCTGGGTTACGCCTAGCAATCTCTGCAAGCTCCCATCCGTGGTTTTTGCCCCTTGGTGTATATATGAAGGCACACCAGCCACCATTAGCAGCCAAAATTGGTTTAATAAACTCGTAAGCCATCGGGTCCATCAAAGACCACTCGCTAAATACAACACCCCTTGGATTCGTGCCCATTATAGCATCATAAGAATCTGCACCTATCAATTGTATTAAAGACTGTCCGTTAGCGCCGTTAATCCAGATCTTCATCTCTGTATTGTTTGGATTACCGTCAATAATGGCTTTAGGAATATAATCGAGCATCCGTTTCCCGTCGTTCGTCATACCATCCCAGATAACCCTCTTGGCCTGTGCAAAAGAGGGCAAGAAATAATAATACGTTCCTGGTTCCAAGTACGCCCTTTTGATCATGTAGTTCCACATAGTAGTGTCCTTCCCACCTCTACGATGGACGACCCAGCATAAGTTTCGGCATCCGTCGTCTAGTGCTCTAAGTGCTTTTTCTTGATAAGGTCTTGGTGAATATCCGTATGGAATTGTAATAGTTGTCATTGTAAGCTCCTGTGTTTAAGAAACTTACCACTAACTAAAAATTGAATTTGACACAAGTAAATAGAAACTTTTTGACAAAAGAAAGGCCGACTGTCTTGCGAAGGCACAAAACAATCAGCCTGATATTATTATGTATTATTTGGGGTGATAGGAGAGAATCGAACCCTCGTATTAGGAACCACAATCCTCTGCTCTACCATTGAGCTACTATCACATGCTCTCTGAAGGAATCGAACCTCCGACATCTTACTTAACAGGCAAGCGCTCTAACCACTGAGCTAAGGAGCCTTTTATACTAATGTATCTATTTATGCACTATATTTCAATGTTTACTATTTTGTTTTTTGGTATGTAATTTCTGTCCATTCTTGAAACATTGTAGGTCTTTAGCCCACCTTCGTCATGTTCTCCATAGGCTTCGTGTATGTGCCCGTGGAAGTGATACTTAAGCTGCTTCTGACTAGCGAGATAATCTACTCTTGACCGCAACGCCGTAGAACCTGCACGATCTCCATATAGCGTCTGATCTAGCCTTTGATAGCAAGGACTGTGACTTATGAGGATGTCTGTATCTTCCGGAATGAGATTAAACCTATCCTCTAGCTCAAACTCACTACGTAGCATAAAACCAGTGCAGCAGGGATTAACACCTTGAAACCATTGACTCCACGGCGTTCCCCATATCTTAAGTCCTTGATACTCAGTTGCTGAATCGCAAAGATAGTCAAATGCTGGATAACCTTCTAAATACTGAAACGAATCTATTTGTAACAACATATCATGATTTCCAGCTATCACAATCTTCTTATCATATTCTTGATCGCAAAGCCAGCTATTAAACTCATAATACTCATCTTCTTTATCCCTAGCAGTGAGGTCGCCAGCAATGATAAGCAAGTCGCCACCCTTTAGCCTGGGTCTGTCACCGTGAAGGTCGCTTACTGCCGTTACTTTCATTCTTTTCCTCTAGCTCTTTTTTCGATCCCCATTTCATATCAAGTATTAACGAACCTATCGGAAACATAAGTTGCTCATCAAAGTAAGGTTGTCTAAAGTCCAATCTAAAGAACTCACAAGACACATTATGGTTTTTATTCGTTTCCTGCATACACACCATCAATCTACCTAAAATATCCTGCATACAAGAAATGTTACCAAGCATACATTCAGCAATACCCACTTGTTTCCCAAATGCAAACTCTAGCTCTTTGTTTTCCATTACTTTCTCCTCAACTTCGGCACATCCCAGTAGCCATGCTTGTGTTCCATCGGTGAAGTGTATACCTCGTTTATCTTCTTGAAATGGTTACCGTCTATCAGTTCCATCTTATTGTCCCTTCGTATTTTACGGTTTGCATCTCTTTTCCATTCCTTTGCACCATCTGAATTGCCATAGTAAGGCTTTCGATATGAC